AACGGAGTTTATTAATAACCCTATTGAAGCTCCTTTTGTTATTGTGGGTACAACTGCAGAGGGTGTAACTAATCCTGTACCCACCCCCGCTGGGGCAAAATATCCTCATGAAATTCAAGCAAATATATTACACAATCTTATACAAGGCACTGCCCCTAGTTCACCAAGCTGGGCACTGGCTATCGAATACGCCGTTGCTTTACTTGCTTTTCTTACTTTGGCTTTTGCATCAAGGTCTATCTGGTTTTCCGTTCCTGCACTGGCACTTTTCACTGTAGGTTCTTCTTATGGAGCCTGGTATGCCTATCAATCTTCTTATTTGATTGACGCTAGTGGAATCGTAGTGTTGTCCGTTTTATTTTGGGCATATCATACTTTCGTAAGTTTCCTATCGGAGTATCGACAGAAACTTCGAATCAAACAACAATTTGGCACATACGTTAGTCCCGCCTTAGTCAAAAAATTACAAAAAGACCCAACATTACTGAGATTGGGTGGGGAGACCAAACGACTAACATTTCTTTTTTCTGATATCCGAGGATTCACACCAATTTCAGAAAAATATCAAAAAAATCCTCAAGGACTCACTGAACTTATTAATAGATTCCTTGACAACCAAACACAAATTATATTAAAACATGGTGGAACAATCGACAAATATATGGGAGATTGCATTATGGCATTTTGGGGTGCACCACTTGATGACGACAATCAAGTAGAGAATGCAACCAAAGCGGTTCTCGAAATGCGAGAATCATTGGAGGAACTGAATGAAAGACTCAGAGAAGAAGGCTTGGATCAAATTAATACAGGAGCGGGAATCAACACCGGGTTATGCGTGGTGGGGAACTTCGGTAGTTCGAATAGGTTTGATTACAGTGTTCTTGGCGATAGTGTTAATCTTGCTGCAAGGCTAGAATCTAGTTGCAAGAATTATGATACTAGTCTTATCATATCCGAATACAGTTTAGTTGACGGTTATGACTACAAATTCTTAGACGAAGTTACGGTCAAGGGCAAATCAGAACCAGTTAAAATCTATACCATTGAAAAATAGTACTTGACTTCAGGTACGATTTTTGGTATAATTAAACAATAGTTAGAAATGGACTAACGAGATAAATAAGGAAAAACGAGGTGGACTCAGATATACAGAAAAACACAGCAGACATTGTAGCACTAGACAAAAGAATGTCTAGTCATGAGGCTATGTGTGAAGAGAGATGGAAGACTTGTTTTAATCGCTTTGATGATATGGATAAGTCTATAGGTAGAATTGAATCGATACTAATTGCAGCGTCAGGAAGCTTAATAGTGGGTGGCGCAATATTAATATTGGCAATGTGGAATATCCAAGTTTAAGGAACTAAAATGAAAAACAAAACAGACAACGAAAAAAGCAAAACACCAGTAGGTGGAAGTGCAATGCATAATGTACAAGAGGAGCATTTGAGCTCAAGAGAAAAAGTGTTACTTGCAAGAAAAAAGCAACTGCTAAGAAAAAGAAAAATAAACAATACTTATAAACAATGAAAAAGAAATTATCATATCAAGAGAGATATGAGATTTGTAAAAAGTGTCCTCAGTTTAATAAATTTTGGAAGACCTGCAAATTATGTGGGTGTTTTATGCCCCTCAAGACTAAGTTAAGATGGGTAGAGTGTCCACAGGAACCCCCTCGTTGGACATAGGAGTGCAATATGGCTTTAACAGCTAAACAGAAAAAGTTACCTAAAGCTCTTCAGCAAGCAATCTTAAAAAAGATGAAAAAGAAGAAAGGTAAAAAGAAAAAAGGTGGAAAGAAAAAAAGAAGTAGAGGATAAATCTATTTGGTTTAAGTATTTTCGCAGTATCCGTCATGTTTGTCCTTGGAGTTACCAAAGTTATCTTGAAGGTAGAATAAAGATAATTCCTTTTGATAAAGATTTTTTGGAACTAACTGAGGCAAACTGGTCGTTACAGACCAATGATGCTCTAGTTTATGTAGTAGATGACCTAACGCTTGATGCGATTGATGAATTCGTGGCACATAGAAATGATAGCCAGAAGAAATGTGAATATTTATGGTCTCACCCTACATTCTCTAAGGGTTCAAACAACCAAGCTCCATATCCTATTATTATACAACAGGATAGAGCAAAGCTAATGGAATTGAGATATGCCCGTAAGAAAAGTTAAAGGCGGATATCGTTGGGGTAAATCTGGAAAGATTTACAAAACGAAAAAAGCAGCTGAAAAACAGGGCAGAGCAATATATGCATCGGGTTATGGCAAAAAGAAAACGAAAAGATCCAAGAAAAGGAACAGGTAAAAAACCTAAAGGTTCTGGAAGAAGACTATATACTGACGAGAATCCAAAAGATACCGTTCGTATTAAATTTGCTACTATAAAAGATGCAAGAGCAACAGTACGAAAAGTTAAAAGAGTTCGTAAAAGTTACGCAAGAAAAATACAGATATTAACTGTAGGAGAACAACGCGCAAGAGTGATGCGAAAGAAAACAGTAGCATCAATCTTCAAGTCTGCAAAAGCAGGATTACGGAAAAAACATGGCAAGAAAAAGAAAGGCCGCTAAGAAAAGGCCAGTACCTACAAATCCCACTTTATACTCTAGAGTGAAAGCTGAAGCAAAAAGAAAATTTAAGGTTTATCCTTCCGCATACGCAAACGGGTGGTTAGTTAGAACATATAAAAAACGGGGCGGACGTTTTAGAATGGGAGTTAAAAAAAGATGATAGATTATATCAAATTAAAGTTAAACCAGTTATGGAATATTATTTCAGGAAAAGATAAAAACTGGGACGGCTCTGTAGACATCAAAGATAAAATGATGGAAGCAGAAGAAAAAGCTAAATAATGCCAGGTCACAGTGGCGGTTTAACTAAATGGTTCAAGGAAGGTTGGGTAGATATATCTCGACCAAGAAAAGGAGGAGGTTACGCTCCCTGTGGCAGAAAATCTGCTAGAGGCAAAGGCAAAGGAGGATATCCTAAATGCGTTCCTGCTAGTAAAGCAAGACGAATGACTAAAGCACAAATAAAGTCAGCCGTTAGAAGAAAAAGAGCAGCAGGAAATCCAGGCGGAAAACCAAGAAATGTTTCTACTTTCGCAAAAAGAAAGAGAAAAACAACTAGGAGACGCAGAAGGTAATCCTAAATAGGAAACCATGAATAGGAAAAAACTAATTCAAGACTTACATGTTATAGCTCAATTGCTGGACGCATTAGTTGTACGAACACAAGAAAAAAGAGAAAGAAATAAAGAAGTAAGAAAACTCCTTAAATTACCAAGAACAGTTCATAACAAAGTAAGAATTACAAACTATATTAAAAATGGCAGTCAATAAAACAAAACATAAAAGATATATCAAGAATAAAGATATATTTAAAAGTTCTACAAAAGCTCGGCAACGAGCAAGAAAATTAGGACTAAAAGGCATACATTCTCATGGCAGAGGAAAAGCAAAGAGATACATGCCAGGAAGCTCTCACGGAGTTTACGAGAGAGCACTAAGGAGAAAGAAAAATGGCTAGACAAGGCGGATTTCTAAGCGGACCTAGTGTACATGGTACATCTAAGTTAGCTAAACATAAACTAAAAAGAGGGCTTACTAGAGACCTTAATGCAGCAGCAGGAGCATTAGTTAATACTAAAAATCCTAACAGCATTGAAGCTTTTAGGTACTCAACACCAGCAAAAGCTATTGGACCAAGGTTCGGAAAAACCACAAATCCAAAAAGACCAAAGTTTCCTGGTAGAAGAAGATAATGGCACTTACAGCAGCGGAAAAAGCAAGGTTAAAGAGAGCGGGACTTAGTGGTTTAAATAAACCAAAAAGAACACCAAAACACCCAACCAAAAAAGCTGTTGTTGCTGTAAGAGTGGGTAATAAAGTAAAAATAATTAGATTCGGAGCGCAAGGCATGGGTCATAATTATAGTCCAGAAGCTAGAAGAAGTTTCAAAGCAAGGCATGCTAAGAATATCCGTAAGGGCAAATCTTCAGCAGCTTACTGGGCAAATAAAGTCTTTTGGGCAGGTAAAGGTGGAAGTACTAAACGACCACCAAAGTCTCAAAAGCATGTTAAAGGAATAAGAAGGAAAAAAAGATGACAATACCAACTGTTGATACTAGAAAAATCTGGTTAGATGAAACAACACTAAAAGTTACAAAAGCACTTATGAGCTTTACTGAAAAGGAATTAAAAGGTACTCCGCTAACGAGAGCAGAACTTAATTACTCTAAATTATGTAGTGCATATCTTTATCTCCTTAAGATTGTCGAGAAACATCAATTACTCGATGAAGAAGAAAACCCATTTACACCTGAGACACTACATTGATAGAGACTAGCAGAGCAGACGTAGAGACTGGCTATCTCATGAAATTCAATGATGATAGATTCATTAAACTTCCTATAGATGGATATATGGATTTATTAGCAATAACCCCCAACACTTCACAACATGCAATTATCAATGCAGTTAATAATCCTAAATATCGTTTTGTATGTGCTGCGATTTCTCGTAGGCAAGGCAAAACTTATATATCAAATATAATTGGACAACTTGTATGTCTAGTACCAAACAGTCATGTACTACTAATGTCTCCAAATTATTCACTTTCACAAATATCATTTGATTTACAAAGAAATCTTATTAAACATTTTGATTTAGAAGTGATAAGAGATAATGCAAAAGATAAAGTTATTGAACTAAGTAATAATTCTACTATAAGAATGGGATCAATTAATCAAGTTGATTCTGTAGTTGGTAGAAGTTATGATTTGATTATCTTCGATGAGGCAGCACTTGTTGACGGCAGAGATGCTTTTAATGTAGCACTAAGACCAACACTTGATAAAGATAATTCAAAAGCAATATTTATATCTACTCCAAGGGGCAGAAATAATTATTTTGCAGAGTTTTGGTACAGAGGATTCTCAGATGAGTTTCCAGAATGGGCAAGTATAAAAGCAACTTGGCATGAAAATCCAAGAACATCTGAAGAAGATATTAAAGAAGCTAGAAAGACTATGTCAGAAGCTGAATTTTCACAAGAGTACATGGCTGACTTCAATGTATACGAAGGTCAAATATGGGCATTTAATCATGAAACTCAGTTAGCAGATTTATCTGAGATAGATACAAGTAAGATGGACGTATTCGCAGGACTTGATGTAGGGTACAAAGACCCAACAGCATTTTGTGTTGTAGGGTATGACTGGGAAGAAAAGAAATACTACATACTAGATGAATACCTAGATGCAGAAAGGACAACAGAACAACATGCTGCAATGATAAGAAAATTAGTAGAAAAATGGGATATTGATTACATTTATATTGATTCAGCAGCTCAACAGACAAGATATGACTTTGCACAAAACTATGACCTTAGCACTATTAATGCAAAGAAATCTGTACTAGATGGAATTGGTCACGTAGCAGGTATTGTTGATAATGATGATTTATTTGTACATCAAAGTTGTAGAGAAGTGATAATGTGTCTTGACCAATATCAATGGGATCCAAATCCTAATTTAATGAAAGAGAGACCAAAACATGATGGAGCATCGCATATGGCTGATGCATTACGATATGCACTATATACATTTGAAACCACAGCCACCTCGTTTTAGAGAGACCTGTCAAAAATACTTCTTGACTTTTGGTACATATATTGGTATAATTGTTTTTAAGAGTAAGATATGAAATTTAAGAGAGATTTAGTTAAATATGTGAGAGATAAAGCTAAATCACACTATAAAAAAGAAAAAGAGTGTTATATATGCGGAAGCACAAATAACCTTGATTTTCACCATTTTTACGGATTAACCGAACTGCTAGACACTTGGCTACGTGAGAAGAACATAACTATAGAGATTGAACAAGATATCCTAGATGTTCGGGAAGAATTCATTGCTGAGAATCATGATAAAGTTTATAATAAAACAGTTACTCTCTGCCATCAGCACCACTTGAGATTACATTCAATATACGGAAAGCGACCCAAACTAGTCACAGCAGAGAAACAGGCAAGGTGGGTCGAGAAACAAAGAGAAAAACATGGCATGGTACGATAGATTTTTAGGAATAAACCGACAGACGGAGGAAAAATTAAATCCTTCGCAATACGTCATATCTAGAAATGAGGGTATGACTATCGACTCGAGAGAAGTCGTTAACAATTATAAAAATGCGTACGAAGATTTAGAAGTAGTTAATAGAGCAGTAAACATGATAGTAGATGATGTTGCTGAAATACCTTTTACGGTTGGAGACCAAAGAACAGGTACTAATAATATAATTAAAAATATTCGTAGAGTTAAGGTAGATACTTTACTTAATAAAGAACCTAACCCATTTCAAGATGTAAGTACATTTAAAAGAAATCTGATAATTGACTTACTAATTGATGG